TACTTTCCATTGCTACGATGTAAGTCATAGGATTTTTATCATAATATGGCAGTTGTTCAGCATATTTTGCAGAGTATTGATATAACATGACCTCTCCTATGATAGGTTGACCCACTACAACAGAGGTGGGAAATACATTTTTATATTCCAAGTTCTTTCTCCGTTAGTATTTGAAACTCCCACCTTCTATCCTTACAAAAATCTTCTGCTGCTGCCCATTTTGCTTGATTAGTGGCATAAGTGTAAACCTCTGACACATATTTTCTTGTTCTTCTTTTTTGCATCTTTGGTTCTTTGACTTGTTTTGCGGGTTTGATTTCAACAACTTTTTCTCTTATTTTACCCTTAACATCCTTATACTTGACATAGAAATCTGGAAAATAACGATGCACCCTATTATCAACAGGTGATTTGTAGGGTATTATTATTTCTTCTGATGACCATTTCAGTATTTTATTATTAGTGTCACAGTATTTCATGAATTTGAGTTCCCACAATGACCTATACACGACTTCTCCAACGTCGCCTTTATACTTTTGACGATTTTTAGGTCTGTATTTACCCTTATATGACATACATAGTATGTAATCATACTATATTTAGATGGCACAGAGGGCAGATGCGTTTAGATCTGGTAGATTTTACTTACCAACGGTAAATCTAACTGATCCAACGACAAAGTTTGGTAATATAACACCTGCGTTGAATAATAACTATGACGTATTGATAAATTTTGCTGGAAATGATAGACTTAGAACTTTTATAAATCAACATGGTTTTTTTGATCAAAATGGTAACACATTCAATCCTGGCGAATATCTTGCACTATTTTGTTCCGAGGCAGTATTACCAGGTTCAGATTTACAAATAGGTAAGGTAGATGGTCTAAGACAGGGTTTGTCACAAAACTATGCCACATTTAGAAGATTTCCTGATGTCATATTGACATTCTATTCGCAAACTGATTACTACACAAACGAAGTATTCAATGCATGGATGGAATTTATATCACCCACTAGAATAGATGATGGTACTTTTGGTACAAGTACAGATGAAAGAATAAATCATGCAGCAGGGGCAGCGTTTAGAAGAATGCAATATCCTAAAACTTATAAGTGTAACATAGAAATAACTGCTTTTAGTAAAGATACAACAGATAGTTTTAGTAAATTAAATAAAACAAGTAGATTCAATTTGCAATTACCGAGTGCCATTACATATCATATTATGAATGCATTTCCGACTAGCATTGTTGCTGCACCACTAGCGTATGGAAGAGCAGAACTCATAAAAACTACAATTACCTTCAATTACGAGCAATACTTTACTCAAAGAGCAGCAAGGAAGGGTGCAATTTATGCAGAATCAGATGCAACGCTAAGTAATGTAAGAAATCCAGACGTTACAAAAGAGATCTAGTGCTATACTAAATAAAGTCACTGAATAATATTATTATGCCTTTACCCAAGGTCGTTGCACCTACGTTTGAATTGCAACTCATTACGGGGAAAAAGATAAAATATAGACCTTTTCTTGTAAAAGAAGAGAAAGTTTTACTTATTGCCCTTGAGGGTGGGAATGACGCTGATATCAGTTCCACGCTAAAAAGTGTATTAAAATCATGTATTATCACACGGGGTGTTGATGTTGAGAAACTCCCTAGTTTTGAATTAGAATATTTGTTTTTGAATATAAGGGGTAAATCGATTGGTGAGTCTGTTGACCTATTGATTACATGTCAAGATGATAATGAAACAAAAGTGCCACTTACTATCAAATTATCTGATATAAAGTTGGATGTGCCAGATGATCATACTGATATGATTAAAATCAATGATGAAATCACTATCAAAATGAAATATCCATCTATGCAACAATTTTTGGATAATAATTTCACAAGCACTCCCATGGATAGTGATGAAAGAATTGATAAGGCATTTGATACAGTAATTGATTGTATAGACACGATTTTTACTGTTGATGAAGCATGGTCATCAGGGGATTGTACAAAAAAAGAATTGACAAAATTTATTGAGCAATTGAATTCTAAACAATTCTCACTTATTGAAGACTTCTTTGCAACAATGCCTAAGTTACAATATAAAGGCAGTGTGCACAACCCCAAAACTAAAAAAGACTCTGATGTCGTGATTGAGGGTTTATCAAGTTTTTTCGTATAATGCTATATCACACCAGCATTGATTCAATGTTGGAAACTAATTTTTCACTTATGCAACATCATAAGTGGTCACTGGGTGATATAGAGGCAATGATGCCATGGGAAAGAGATGTTTATGTGAACTACTTGGTCAAACATCTTGAGAAACAAAAGTTAGAAGCACAGCAAAAACAAGCAGCTAATGCAAACACCTGGTAAACGAGTAGAATCACTTACTCCTATGATTGCTATCAATCGTAGGGTAAATACCGTATTTTCTAGGTTATCTAAGGTTGAAGAGGATGTAATAGAAATAGAAAGACCTCAACAGAGGATGTTTGGTAGAATATTGAGTCAATTCCAGACAGTGAATAGTAGTATGGATACGATGGAGGATTTGATAAGGCAAGATATAGCAGCGAAAAAAAGATATTATGCAGAAGAAAAGAAAATTTTAGAGAAGGATTCAAAAAATCTCCAAGGTGTAAGATCAGGTTTAGGAAGGCAACTAGCAGCAGGGGCACTTGGTGCAGCAGGTATATCCCAAATACTACAAGGAAATGTCGGTGAAGGTCTTGCAGGTGTAGGGGGTGCTGCTGCTCTTCTTTCACCAGAGATTCTTGGTGTTATATCTACAGTTGTTACAGCAAAATTGGCAAAAAGTGGTCTATTAGGTAGAGGTTCTGGATTAGGTACCATGGGTTCTAGAGTAGCAGGTGCCTCAAAACTTAAGAATCCCCTTCTTATCACTGCTGCCCTCGCAGCATCACTTATACTACCAGGTCTTATAAATTCTAATCAAAATGCAGATAGGAGAAGACAATTATCAGCTACTAAAACTATTAGAGGTGCAGAAACTATAAACAAACCTGATGTAGATAGATTCAGAGGTATATTGGCAAGATTTGATAGTCTTCTACCAAGTGTTTCTACAGATAGAAGAAAAAAAGGTGAAGGTGGTCTTGATGAAGAACTTATAAGTGAGTCCGAGGATGTTAAAACAAATAAAAAAGATGAAAATATCCCCCCAGTTGAAGAGGCAGGTTTTGGTGATATTTTTAATCAACTTACCAACCCTTTTGCTGGTGATGATATACCAGATGAGGAGCAATTCACTCAATTCGGACCTTTCAAGTTACCTAAGTCACTTAGATTTGATGATCTCATGAGGTTTCAAGGATTTGATCCTGATAAAGACCCTTCTGATGATAAAGTGTCTTCATCGACAACAATTTTACGTGACAAGAAGAATACCGCATCAAATACCTTAGTTGGGAACGATTTAGTCTCAATGAATATGGTAGAGTCTAATCAACAATTAGATTCATCTCAATTGGGAGATATGAGCATTGAAATGATTTTGGGTGATAATGCAAATAATAATCAAAAAGGCGAACCTAATGTAATAAATTTACAAGACGATGATGAACAGAGTGATCAATCATCTGGTTTCTCAGGACTCACAGCTACTCCAACATTTGTAAGTGTGGGAACTAAATTCACAAGTAGTGGTGGGACTATTGATAAATTTGTGAGTGCTAATGCTCTAGGTGCAGGGATGGGATTAGCATGATAGAACAAAAGATTAGAAATATATCTGGAACTTTATCAAGATCATCAATCTTTTTAAGTAGAAGTTTATCAGAAAACAATAGAATTGAAAGAAATTTAGAAAAAAGATCTCTTATTCTCAAAAGAAAAATCGTAGAAGAACGAGGTCGTACACTAAGAAACTTAGCGTCAACAAATAGAGAGACACAAAAAGGAGGCGTGTTAGGCGGTGCACTTGGATTACTTGGTCTAGGTGGTGGTGGTTTACTTAGAAGAGGATTAAAAAGAACACCAAGTTCTCCAAATCAACTTTTGAGAATGCAAAAAGGCACATCTAATTTATCTAGGGTAGGTAAAGTAGGTAAAATAGGTAGATTGGCAAAACCTCTTGCAGTTGTAGGCACAGGACTTGATTTTATTGGTAGACGTGCAGAGGGTCAATCAAATGTACAGGCAGGGGTAGGTGCTGCAGGTGGTTTAGCAGGTTCACTAGCAGGGGCTAAAATAGGTGCTACTCTTGGAACTGCTCTTGGACCTGTAGGTACACTGGTTGGTGGTGCAGGTGGTGCTATCATAGGTGGTTTGATAGGTGGAAATTTTGCAGATTCAATTACAGGAGCGAACAGAAGAAGGCAATTAGAAGTGGAACGAGTTGCTGTTAGAACTCAAAAAACATTATTCTCAGAAGCATTAGATGACTTTGATAAAGTATTAGATAAGTTTGAGAATTTTTCGGGAGAATTTGTCCAAAGAGAACGTGATGATGAATTAGCAATAGGTGCTCCTGAGAGAAGATTTCCATTTGGAAGTTTTTTCGTACCAAAACCAAAACCTAAAAAACCTTTCTTACAAAGACCATCGGTTCAGATAACTGGAGTCTCATTACTTACAGCAGGGTTAGTAGTTCTTGCTCTTGCAACAAGAGGTAAGAGTGCCCCTGCAAGTCAAAAAATTTTAGAAAAAGCATTAGTAAAATCACCCCTCTTGAAAAAATTAAGTGAGAAAGAACAAATAGCAGCGATTGGGAGAATAATAATGAAAGGTTTTCCAAAATCTACTCAACAAAAAATAAGAATGAGTACAGCAGATGCTATCAATAAAAGAGGAACAATAGTACCTGGTCAAAAGGGAGCACCAGGTATAAGTAAGAAAGGGTTGGAGGTTAGAAACTTAACAAAGGCAGAGAGAATAGAACTTAAAGCACAGAGAGATAAACTCAAAGAAATTAGATTACAAAAGAGATTAAAGAAACTTGAAGAGGGTACGATAAGTGATGCTGATTTGAAAAAACTGGAGAATGATCCTAGTTCAAAAGATATTATCAATGAGATTACTAGAGCAACTGGAAAGGATGTAACTCTTGATCCTTCTAAAATCACTAGAGAGACGCTGACAAAGGTGGAGGCAGCAACAGCATTTCTAAAGAGAATGGATCCTTCATCTAAGAACGCATCATCATTCAATAGAATGTTAGGTATAGAGAGATCTAAACTTGTAGACAAGATTAGAACCTTGAGACAACTGAATGAGATAACTCCTAAAGAATCTACTAAAATAAGACTTAAAGATGCTCAGAGGGCATTAAAAATCATTGATGATGCTCTAACAAAATTTGGACCTAGAACGATACAGAAGAAACTATTCAATAAAAAAGGAACTTTTGAGAATCTTGATATGTCAAGTAATAATTTAGAACCACCAGATAGCACTAATCTTGCTCTGGCACCTGTGGGTGATATATTTTTATTAGGGGGCAATAATAATGAGCAAACCACTCCTCAACCTGTTATAAATGTAGATGGTGGGAGTACAGTAGTATTGACAAATCCATATGACGCAGTTGCTGCAAACCTAACCTTTGAATCCTCACTAACGACATGAATAAAAATAAAATTTGGACAAAGGGTCATATTATAAAGGAATTCAAAGTATTTCCTGATGATAGGGGTGGAGATTTCTTGGAATTAGGTCCACAATTATCATATATCAAGTATTATGAGGATATTTTAGATCCATCATTGCACGTTGATATAAGTGTATTAGACGCAATGGGTATTATAAACAAATTACCTGTGAGAAGTGGGTCAGGAGTGAAATTAAGATATGAGCATCCAAGTCAAGAGGGAGAAGTGGAATTAGATTTGGTTATAACAAACATTACAGGACACACTATAAACAATAAAAAAGAAGTATATACACTCACTTGTGAAAGAGACGGTGCCCTTTCTAATCATACTACAAGGGTCGTAAAAAGGTATAATAATAAAATTAGTCAATCGGTAGAAGATATACTAACTATTATTGATAAAAAAATATTTGAGTCTGATGAAACTACTAATGAGTGTAGATTTTATGGTAATTATAGAAGACCATTCAAATGTATCGCAGATTTATGTCGTAAGTCAATACCCGAAACTGTAGGAATAGGATCAGCAACAACAGGTTCTGCTGGATTTTTATTTTATGAAACACTTGATGGGTATAATTTTAGAAGTATTGATAAAATATTTAATCAGCAAGTAGCATCTAACAAAAAATCAGAGGAACTATACGAAATATTTACGTACGAGATGACTCCCTTCAAAGCTGGTTTAGATCCAAAAAATAATTTTATGTTGGCAAATGAACCTAGTTTTAGAGAGAGTCATGATATTATAAGAAAACTTAGAATGGGTTCGTATAGTTCAAATAATTGGTATTTCAATGTCATAACAAGAGATGTGCAATTCAATAATTTCAAGTATAATCAGGGGGTTGAGAAAGCGAACGAAGAGGACGTGACTCCACTCAAGTATAAAAACCCACCATCTAGAGTCATCTTAGGTGTGTTAGATACTGGCACCACATCAGTGAGTGCAGATGGGTCAGGTACTGACGCACCTCAGGATCAAGCAAGACTTCAAGCACAATCATCTGCTAGATACTCTGCTTTATACTCACAATCGCTTGATATCACAATACCTATGAATCTCTCACTTAGAGTAGGAAGATTGATTAATCTCAAATTTCCTAACCTAAATACAGATAGGAGTGTAGCAAAAAACTCACCTGAAAGCGGTTTCTACATGATTGCTAGATTATCTCATGAATTAGGTAATCCAGATGGGGATTTTACTGGACTTACTCTCGTAAGAGATTCATTTACCATACACGAGTAACATGAAAAGTATTGAAGACCACATCAAAAAGGATAAAGAAATCCTTGAAGATCCACAAACAAACCCTGCAGCACGTAGACATGCAGAAGA